TCACCTATTTTTGTATTCATAGCTACCGTTTGATTTAGCTCGCCAATGCGCCCTCCAGTTTGAGATATAGTAGAAGCAATGCCACCAGACAAACCACTACTACCCGCACCACCTGTTTGGTAAGCTTGATTTAACATTTGAGCTTGAGCTAGTCGTTGTTGTCGTATTGCTGTACGTGTTGCACGAACTTGTTGTATGTTAGCTTGTGTTTGTTGTAATTGAAATTGTTTTTGATAAGAAGCTTGTTGTTGTTTCAATGCTTTTTGCTGTGAAATTCTAGCGTCAACACTAGCGCCTAAAGTTGCTCCTAATACTGCGCCTCCTAAAACACCAATACTAGCCCCTAAAAGACCTGCCCCAGCAAGGTAACCACCAGCAACTGCTCCAACTACGAGAAATGGCATTTTATATCTCCTTTTCAAATAACATTACATTTTCTATTTGGTCAACAAAAACAAAATTATATTTTTTAGCAAATTTTTTTAAATAAGCTTCGTTATCCGCTGGTAAAATATAATATGACCATAAAGTAGAAATGTTATTTTGTTTTAATAACTCAATTAATTTTTTCATTTCATCCATCATTTTGCGATTTGCTTTTGCATTCCACTGTTTAATGTGATGATGAAAAAACGGCTCATTGTTTCTCCACTCAATACCTAATGCAATTAAATTATCTTCGTACACTACATCAAACATTAGTACTTCCTACAAATGTTCCTGTCCAACCAACAATGTTAAAGTCATGCCCAGCTTTGCTTTCAAACTTAAACTGCACTGCTTTACCTCTACCGCGCATTTTTGATTTACTAACAACAAGCGGATAGCCGTCATCAAAAGTAGTTGGAAATGAGGGTATAATATATGCTCGTGGTTGCCTGTATACTTCTACTGGAGTTGACCATTTATTTGTAGAATATTGGTCTGTAAAATCCCATTGCAACGACATTTGAACACTGCCCGGATTAATTAATTCTCCTGCGTCATCTACGCCTGTTTCCGTGCGTTTAATAAATGTAGATAAATACATTCCAGTTTTATTTCGCGCAGGGCCAACATCACCTAACTCGTATCCTGTAATAACGTATGCACTTTGTTCTATAGCAGAACCTGATATAGAATAAAAATCTTTATACTTAGTATCAGAACTTCTAGTATTTAAAAAATCTGCAAAACAAATACTTATACCCTCATCAGTAATAGTATTAGACCAGTTGTTTATTTGTGTTGATTCTTCAGGCATATCATACCACAAATCGTCCCATCTTAAATAATATTCACCCGGAGTGCTAGTAGATACACGTGTTATTTTAACAAAATTCCATTTTTCATTTGCATAATAATTACCATTAGCCGTACTATCTAGCTCAAAATTTGCAATGTAAGTAAACGGGCTAGTACCGTCTTTAGGAAAAGCGTCTGCATTAAGATATTCTTCTGGATAATTAAGAGAAAAATCACGATATATTGTAGATAGTTTATAATTTTCTTGTAGTTGTATAACTAAAAATCTTTGGTTGGAAGTTGCTTGTTGAGAATTTGTAGAATATAAATAAACAAACTCACCTTTAGATTTAGTAATAAATGCAAAAGCATTTAAATAAGGGCTACCACCATAATATTTACCGTTTATACCCGTAAACTCATAATCATACCGAGTACTAAGAACGCCTACGTCATAGTTAACTGCTTCTGCTGGCGTTAAAGAATACGTATACAAATAAAGTGTATAATCAACACCATTAGGAGTGTAATTCCAAGCAGTATTTAAAAATGCATTGCCATTGTCATCAGTAATAAATTCTAAATCATGATGTAATATTTTTTTAGAAAGAATTCCTAAAGAATATGTTACAGTTTCTAAAGTAACAAACGAACCTATTGTTGATAAATTATATCCAGTAGTTATTGGAAAATATCCCCACATTACTTCAGTAGAATCGTTTTTAAGAGCAGACACATATAATCTTGTTCCATCTTTATTAAAAGCTACAGCTTGCGCTCCAAAATTAGCAGGCAATAATGAACCTATACAACTAGAACCAAGTTCTATCATGTATCGGTCACCAGAATCTTGGTTATATAAACATAATGTACTTGTAAATGTGTTTTCTGGATAATAAGAAAACCATGAGCTTAATGTAAAAAATATGTGTTCCCACTGCCCTGTACGTTTAAACTGCATTACTCTATATCTATTGTCACCACTAGCAGTTTGTGTATAAGTAGTATAAAAATTTATTTCATCACTATACTGGTAGGCGGGGGTAGCACTAGTAAAAAGACGTTCACCACTTTTTTTATAATTGTAAACAATTAAAAATTTAAACTGTTGATTATAATATTTGTTATCTATTGCCGAAGCAGTAACAAGTTCGTCAAGAGAATCTTCTACTTCAGTTAAACTGTTATCAGTAACTGTTTCTTCAATTACTGAAGAAGGTTCTGTAGAAGTTAAAAATATAGATGCTACGTATTTTTCAGTAGATGTTTCATCATTAATTGGATTAAAAGAATGAGTGTAAAAACAAGTTAGTGTTCTATTAAAAACTAATAAAGAATCGTTTCCATATAAATTTGAAGTTTCATTTTCTAGTTTAGAAGAATTATATAGCCACATAACTTCATTACTAGAAGGATTGTAAACACCTGTAACATATTGTTTTCCAGAAAAAGGAATATTATTGTATAGTGTTTTAATTGTTTTATCGCTCATGTTGTCTACTTTATATTCTAGCCCAACATTACTAATAACATAAATACCATCAGTGGCCCAATAAATAACATTACTTTCTACAGTTACAATACTATTGCTAGCAATACATCCTACGTTAGTTATTTTTTCTACTTGATAATTATTTGCACTAAAAACTGAATCAACACCACTAATGTTATACACACCGTTAGTTGCAAAAACTAAAAGACCTTTACCTACTGCTACTAATTTTTTAATTTGCCCTGCTTCAGGAATTTCAATTACTCCTCCATCGTTATCTAACACATCAGATGCAACTTCAGACGTAGGGTCATTTGCTTGGTAACAATTAGTAAGTTTATTAATATTATCTAATACTTGAGAAAAAAGAACTCTACCACTCATTGTGCCTTGTAATCCTGCGTACCAAGCTCTTCCTGCAAAAAATCCTACTTGAGTAGGTCTATAATCATATTGAGTAGTAAATGTAACCGTAGCTTTTCTTTCTTGATAAAACAAATCAAGAATTGTTCGTCCTTTAGCTGCGTTAATACTTCCAAAATCTTGCTTATTTAAAAGAGCTGGGTCAAAATTATCACTAGCATCTTTACCGTAAATCCACATTTTACTATTAGCAGGAAGTTTATTTCCATTAGCTGCTTTATATGGATTAATTTGACTATCTGTCCAGCCTTGGTTATATAAATTATACAATGCTCTGTAATAACCATCTGAAAGACCTAAATCATTATAATAAGTAACCCATTCTGGTTGAGTTTTTTCTACAGATGTAGCAAGGCCAAAAGTATCAATGCCTTCAAAATCTCTAATGCTAAGTGAAAAAGGAGTAATTATAAAGCTACTACCTGCATTTGTGTGTTCTATACGTATAGGAGTTGTAACATTAGAAACAATAATAAGTTGTCCGTTAATTACAGCAAAACTACAAGGTTCTTTTCCTATTTTGTCTTTAGTATATATTTCATCTGATTGAAAATAATCTGCTGGATATGAAGTTAATGTAAATTGAAATAATACTTCAGAAGAAGTATTTAAACTATCATTATTAAAAATAACAATACGTGGCCCATACTGAACAACTAAAAAATTATATTTTCTACCTGCAACAGCATCTTCAGGAAGTGCGTTCCATTGTGCTGTTGCGTATGCCCATTGAGTGCTGTAATGTAAAGGCATTGCCGTAACACTACTACTAGCATTTTCTTCTAAATCTATGCCGTTTCTTCGACTAATAGTACCGTCAACATTTGGTATAACGTTGTCACCTTCTTTCCACGCTTCTGGAGGAGTAACAAAATATCCGCCTTCGGTGTTAAGACCGTTAACAAACGTAAACCAATTTTTAATTGCGCCTTGTGCTGCCATAGTTTAGCGTATTACACCTTTCCATTTGTGTTCATTTACGTCACGCAAGCTAGTTTCAGCAGTAGGATAACCCCCTTGTACTCTAGGTCTTGGTTGTGCCCTATAGTTTCGTGCGTAATCAACTGTTGCTTGTTTAGTTTGTGCTTCAGTTTTTAAAAGCTCTGCTACTTTGCCCATCCATGCTTTTTCAAAATTGTTAAGACCATCATACGAAACTTTTTTACCATTTGGTTTTGCTGTATATGTTGGCATAGTGTTCCTTTCTTAACGAATTACACCTTTCCATTTATGCTCGTTTACATCCCGTAGCGGACTTGTAGCATCAGGATAACCACCACGAACTCTAGAACGCGGCTCTGCCCTATAATTTTGTGCGTAATCATTTTTAGCTTTAATTACAGCTTGTTTTTTAGCTTCTGCTTTAGCTTCTTCATCTTTTATATGTTTTACTACTTTTTTTGCTATATTTTTAACTACTGGTGATAACACATTAAAACTCATATCTTTCCCCTTATTTACCTATTTTAGGCATGTGGCGTTTCTTTTTATTTTTATTAACAAGTTCTTCTACTTGTTCCATTGATTTCTTTTTACGCAACGCACGTTGCATGGCATCTCCACCTTTAAGAGTAGATTGCAATGCTTCTTTAATTTTTTTTGCTTTAGGCATCATGCCCCTCCACTGCAATATTTTTACGAGAAGCAATTGAAAGAATTCGGTCTTTACGAGTAAACATACCACGCAACTCTACAGGAACAGGCCCAGATAAAGAGTACTTAACAAAAAATAACCCGTTTGGAGCCATTTCAATTACAAGCTTATTAGTAATTCCCTGAGACTCACGTTCTTCTTTACGTTCTTTAGCTGCTTGTTTTTTGACAGCTTTTTCTTCCAACATTTTGTCAACTTTACTTTCTGCCATAATTTACTCTCTTGTTATATTTAGTTTCACCATATTCATTACGCCATGCTTCGTTACGCATAATGACTTTTGCACGCTGTGCCTTACGTTCTTCACGAGCATTTGATTGTTGTTTTAAATTAACAAACGCTTGTGCTTTAGAGTCAGACAGCAATATTTGAAACATTTTTTCTGGAATGTCTGGAACAAACGTATCTGAGTGTGTCCATGTTGGTTGAATTGAAGCATATACTTTTGTTTTTTGTTGTTGTAACGTAGACTCAACACTAGCATTATATGCGTCAAAAACTACATATTCGTCGTCATATGTAGTCCAATAGGTAGGGTCACGAGTGAGCACTATGCCATTAGCATCTACTACGTTTGCTTGAGCCGTTCTATTATCTAATAGCTCTGTAAAATCACTTGGAGAAAGATACTCAACTTCTTGTTTATTGTACCTAATCCATTTGATTTTATTCCACGTGTCTTTCATTTGCATTTTAGTAGGATTGTTTAAATCAGACAATGCTGTAAGACTATCCAAGTCAAACATAAAAGGCCAATCACGTTGGCTAATTAAATCAAAAAAAGATTCTTTAACAAGCTCTGCTACTTGAATAGATTCTACTGTATCATCAATACTGTTAACATTGTCGCTATCCATTGCATTTAAAATACTTTGTGTAAGTTCTAATAGCGTGTATTTAGCCATTTTTAACTACCTGCAGCTGATGCCATAATAGACATAGTGTACACGTTAATGTCACCACTACCACCATGATTTTTAGCATATACTTCTACGTAGTCATTTGTAGACATAACTAAATCAGCATGACTACTCATTACAAGTTTTTCGCCTGATTTACTTGTAGAAATAACTTGACTTCCTGCAACAATTACTCCATTTTTATAAACAGCCATTTCAATGTCTTTATTAGCGCCAGAAGATTGGTCAATTGACATATTAAAAACAACATCTAAATCTACAGTATTAGTGCCTGTATATGTAAGTCTAGCGTTTGTACCTTCAGTAATAAGTTGAGGTGACCCAGTAGCGACTGTAGTAGCATTTACTTTTTGCCATGCGGTAGACGTTACAGTTAACGTATATGGAGAAGCTATGTTATAAAAATAAACATTGCCATGTGCAGTAGAAGCAAACAAAAACCCTCCGCTACCATCAGAAACAACAAAATCACCTGCAATTCCGTTTGCGGTGATTCCTTCTAAACTTGTTGGAGGTATTTTTTTCCAAGTTCCACTACCACTACTAGTTTTTACATAGACGGTATTGTTAGCTGCAAGTGAAATACCTTTTGGTTCATGTAACTCACTGCCAGTTAAATCTGCATGTCGTACCATACAATCTCCAAAAAAATGGGGAGAGAGGCTACACCCCTCCCCCCTGTTACACCTTAGATGTAACGAACAATGATGTCAGCATCACCAGCGGTATAAGAGCCAGCAAAAGCAACGTCCAAGGTGTCAGCCGTAGCGTACACTTTGCCCAGAGCTTTAGCGGTAGCATCCGTACCACCAACAGCGTATGCACCACCAGCACGGATGGTAGCACCAGCCGTCAGGCTAGCCGTAGCACCTTGCGTGGTAGAAATCCAGCCGTCACCATCGCTGCCGTCACCGACAGAAACCGACGTACCGCCTACCCAAGCAGTGCCAACTTTCATAATAACATCTAGCACAACCGAACCAGCCGGGATAGCTACATTAGCACCCGAAGATTCCCAAGTAATAGCTAGACGAGCTTCCTTAACCTGACCGTCGGTGTCATGCACTCCAGCCTCATTGCGTTCTGCAAAGTTAGGGCCAAAGCCTACAACCAAACCGTCAGCGTTCGTCCAAGTAGATTTACGAGTCATTTCAATTCTCCCCTAGTTTAGATGGTGCTCTTGGTAATGACGCCAACCAGACACTCAGGACGGTACAGCTTCAAACCAAAACGAGCGTTCATCACATACTCGTCACGGCGCAGGTCTTTGTTGCGCTCGTATTCAACACGAGGCAATTGACGATAAGCGCCAACGAACGGGGTAAGGTCGCCACCAACAGACATAAAGATGTTGGTAACAGGAGTAGCAGGAACCGAAACGCTGTCAATGGTCGTGTCGGTAGGTGTAGCCAAGAAATTGGACACATACACATCAAAACCAAAGATGTTACGGATGAAACGCATACCCGTTACTTCGTTCACAAAACCACCATTTACAATACCACCAAAGGCGGGGTTGTTCGTGAAGGCTTGTGCGCCAACGAGGTTGTTAAACACATACTCTTGCGACGGGTCAATAATAGCAACACGAGTGCCACCAGCTTGAGCCTTGTCCAAAGCATATTTAGCTTTAGCAAAGTCGTCTAGCGCCAACACAGTGTTTGACGAACCCGAAGCCACAAAACGGTGGTCAGCACCGTTAATCTCATTGGTGTTGTTTACCGTTTGCGTGTTAGCCAAAGCAAACACAGAACCTTCAAGGTTCTCGTCCAAAGCACGACGCATTTTGGTTGGAAACATACCAATCAATTGTTGCGAATAATAACTATCCTGCTTGGCTTTATCCGTGATGAAAGTAGCAGCCTCAACGTAGCGGTCGATAGTAAAGGTGAACTCACCAGTATCCATCGAATCATACGTAACAGGCGTATTTTCAGCCACTTCACGCATCGGCAATTCGCCAACAGAAGGAATGTTAAACGTATTCCCGTCAGGAAAACCATTGAGCATACGAACATATTTCGTGCCCATTAGTTGTTCTTGCAGGATGTCTTTTAGTTCAGATGACCAGAGTTCAGTGCGAACCAGATGGTCATTGACTTTTGCATAATCAACACCAGCCATTTATATCTCCTTATCGACCAAAATATAGGTCGGGGTTTTTAGTAACAGTTTGTTGCAACTTGTATTGAAACTCTTGTGACCAGTACATTTCAGGGTTTTCCTTACGGATTTTAGCAGCCCATTCTTTAGTACCTTCAACAGTGTCACGAGGCGTTCCGCTATACGTTACAGACGTAGTATTTGCAGAGCCAGTATCCATGTTATTAGTAACAGCAGGTGTTCCTGCAAACAAAGACACAAATTCTGCGGGGTCAGTTGCAGCCAATTCCATCAAGATTTTTTGTTTCTCAAGAGTGTTAGCTCGTTTTTGAAACACTTCTCCTGCTTTTTCGCCAAACTTTTCTTTCATAAGTTTGTCTGCCATAAGCAAGTTTTGATTCTTGATTTCAGAGGCTTTCCTACCCTCTAACGTTCTATCTACAAGTTGTTGCACATCTTCTGGGGTTAACCCTGAAACAGTAGGCTTGTCTGCCTCTGGTGCTGGTTCCTGTGTAGTGATACGTTCAAGCACTTCATCAATGGTTTTAGCTTGCGCTACTTGCTGACGTAATTGTTGATTTTCCTCTTTCAAGGTGTTAATAAACTGGTCAGCATTTGCGTATGCTTTTGCCAAATCTTCCGGGCTTTTATATTTTTGTTTTTCACCAACAAGGGCGTTAAACAAAGACGCTTCAGTTGTCGCTTCAGCAGGTTGTGCAGATTGGTCGTCTGCTTGATTGTTAAAAATAGTAGCATCGGTCATGCTTTTCTCCTTATATTATTTGCTTAGAGTCAAAAAAACACAAAAGTTTACATTTTAGCTGATTTTGGCAAAATAGAGATAATATAGTCTATTACCTTTACTTGTCCCATATTATACGCTAGTTTAGCGTAATGGTTAGGGCAATCAAAATCATCTTTTGTAATACTATTTACTTCTTCTTTTAAATCCACCAATACTTTGTACAGCGGTTCTAAAGTGTACCCAGCATTTTCCCACAGTTTTTTGTATTCTTCTGTAGACGTATCACTAGGTTTATTTTTAATAAGTTTTAAATTCATTGTTGTTCAATGGGAATATCTGCTCCCATGTCTCCTTCTAAATCAACTTGTTGTTGTACAGCAAGGTCTTCTTGTAATTGATTAACAAGTTGCTGTGTTTCGGATTGTTCAAACAACATTACATTATCTTGTACAATCTTGTAATTTTGCCAGCCAAGGTTTTCTTCTAGAGCTTTAGCAATAGCTTTACCACTCATGTGAGCTGCAACAGTTGGAATAGCTTGTACAGCAGCAACTGTTTGAGAAAGCTCTTGAATAAACTTAGCTTGCTCTGCAAAATGACGAGCACCAACTGGATAAATTTTACCAGCAGCCATTAAGTCATCTTTTGTAATTTCAACAAAGTCTTCAGTACCAAACTGCTCATCAACTGCACGAACACGTTCTACACCTTCAAAATTACGTATAGCTTCAGCTAACATACCGTTAAGTAATGGCTCAAGAATGTTACGCTCAAACCAGCTCACTTTGCTTTGAAAAATACGACCAGCAGCATTTTCAAGACGTTGCACTTCATATTTAGTTTTTTCACCGGGGCTACGAATGCCCATAGCCTCACGAGGTGTGCCAGCAAGTTCTTCCATACGGTTCATTAAGTCACGAATTTGTAAGTCTGCTTGCAACGCAGTAGCATCAGGGCGCATAAAATCTACGTCGCCCTCATCACCTACAAACACTGTAGCACCCGGCTCATATTCAAATTCTTCTACAGTAGTTCCACGCACTTTAATAACAGGATATGCAATAAGGTCAAATACGTCAGCCTTAAGGTTTTCTAAATGGTCAATACGATATTGCATACCAACCAATTGGTCTAGTGGCCCTTGTGCCCATAGGTTGTCAGTACGCAGCCGCCATCCACAATGATGGATTGGCTTACGCCCTGTCCATAAAGGGTTAAGTTGTTTACGCAAAATCCATTTACGGTCAATAATAGTAATAAGTTGGTTACGCAGCATTTTTTGCGTTTCAGGGTCATAAATATCGCCCCAAAATTCTAACAACTCTACCATGTCACTGTCAAGGTATTCGTCTAAACTTCCAAATCCGTCAATAGCCAAGTTTACTTCTTTTTTAAACTCAGGGTCATCACGATAACTTTGACGAAATTGCAAAGCTTTTTTAACAGATGTTTTGTTGTAATTTAATGCGGGTTTAGTTTCAATGTCAGTAAGCAAATCACCAATAGACTTAAGCATACGCCGAATTACAGGCGTTTTTTCAAACGATTCACTTACAGGATTGAATACAATGTCATTAGGATTAATACGATAGGCTTTAGGCCCAATATATTTAGATACAACTTGACCGTCCGGGCCTTCTACAATATCTCGTACATAATCGTATGTAACAAACACATTACCAAAATCAATGTAGTCATAAATAAGTTGCGATACTAGTAATTGAAAATTTGATGCTTTTAATTTTTGCATCATATAATTTGTAATTGCATAACGTTTTTGCAACAAGTTTTCGTTTTTATCAACAGCTTCCCACATAAACCATTTTTCAGATGGAAACAATGCAGCAAGATAGTTTGCATGCAAGTTATCACGAATTTGTGTTAGTTTAGGAGTTACTGTAGAGTTTTTCCACGGCAGCTTACTATTACTAGTACTGCGTGTATCTGTTGCAAACAAATATTGACGCAACTCTTGCATATTGTCTCGCCATGTTGCTCTAGCATCATTCCAACGCACCCAAAGGTCGCTAATTTTGCTTGCTAGCAAATCATCATCTAAAGATACTTGTATATTTTCGTTCATAGTGCTACACCACCAAATCTAGAATTAAAAGGAATTACATTCGATTTCCTACTCCACATACGAGTCATAGGTGCTTTACAAATCTCTATACAAGCTGCTACAGCATCTTTAACGTCATCGTGTTCAGGATTGTTCAAAATAAGTTCTTCTTCCAAAATTTGGCAGTTACCTCCTTTGTAGTGCCAAATCTGCCCATTGCTGTACCGAGGCTCAAGAATAGCTGCGATACGCTCCGCTTTGCTCATGTTACGTGGAGGATTGTACTCATCAATGCTGAATGCAATTTGCTGTCCACGCATATATTCTTTAAACTGTTGTACAATAAGTCGCTGTGCTGCAACCACTTCACAACGTAGTCGTTTAAATTTCCACTTACGATATACTGCTTCTGCTCTATCATACATAACAGATATTTTATTAGTTTTAAATCTATCAATATCTAATATATAATAGTTATTATCTTCATCTACTCCAATAACAGCTATAACAGTATAGTCGGCAGTATTACTGACAGAATATGCAAAGTCCATAGAAGCATACACACTTAACATATTATCACCAATATACCACGCCCCACTAATGTTGTCAATCTGTTCTTTATTATAATATAAAAATCTGCTTTTGTCAATAAGCTGAGTTTCTACAGCATTAGGATTATTGTAGTATTGTGCATAAAATTGTGTTACATCTAGGTATTTTGCTTTTTTTCTAGCCAACTCTTTAGCGTCAAAACCAAATGCTTTGCCATCAGCCCTCCGCTGTTTAGGCCAAAGGAACTCACCATTTGTTTCAACTGTTCTTTCAAACGTCTCATAAACATGTTCTTCTGTCTCCTCATCTGTATCATCAAAGTAGATTTCCGTCATGTCCATCATATCCTTGTATAGGTCGCCCGGATGATAACGAGTACCTACAGCCCATTCTTTTGCGCCTGTAGATTCAATAGAAGACAACTGAGAGTAAAACGCTCTTACTTGTTCTCGTCCTGTATTCGTATACGCATTGTCAGGAACTACTACATCATCTAGCACTGCTACATTACAATGCAGCCCTGTGACGTTAGCCGTAATACCTGCAGCTTTAACAGTAGCGTCACGCACGCCTTCTTCTTTACGTTTAGGATGGTCTACCGATATTTCATCTACTGCCCAACGTTCACGTTTACCTTCTAGTTCGTTTACCATCTCAGGCCAATAAAACCTATAGATGTCACTTGTTAATATATCTTTAATACTTTTTAATTGTTTTTCAGCAAGGTTAGCTGTCGCAGATACATACAATACAGTAGTTTCTGGATGACGAGTAATCCACCACGCTACTCGATATGCAATCATTGCGCTTTTTTGATGGTCACGAGGCAATAACACAAGCTGGTTGTCTTTAGCGTCCTCACGTTGCCACCAATAACAAAGTTCTTCATGAATAGCGCCAAGCATTCTATGCGGTGCTACCAACCTAATAAATGTAAGTAGGTCGGCTTCTGCTGCTTGTTTGATTAGGTCTTTATCGCTCAAGTCTTTTTCCTTTTGCCTGATGGAGTCACAGGCCATGATTGTCGTTTTGAACTAGTTTTCTTTTTTGACATGCTTTGCTTTTCTGCTGCAGTAAGTTTTGCAGCCGCAGCTTTGGGTCTACATGCAGGATAACTTTTACGTTTATCTTTATCTCCAGACCGACCACAAGGTTTGCCTGTTTTAATGTCTACCCACTTTTCACCAAACCATTTACCTAGTCCGCCTTTAGCCACGTTTCTTTACCCTGTTGTCTGCGCCAGACCAACCGCCTCCACGCTTTTTATATTCTTTAGATGCCCACGCATTAGCATACGCACTAGGATATACTTTAAACTTGCTCTTAGCTTCTGAAATTACTTTACTCCACAAAGCTTTATTAGTAGGGTTTGATTTAGCCATTACCACTTAACCTTGTCAGCCCAATAAGCTGCTGACATTTTGCCTTTAGCAATGTTACGTCCATGCCGTGCTTTAAAACTAGCGCGTTTATTTTTCATACGCTCAGATTCACCAGCTTTAGGTTTACCTGCAGTAGAAGCGCCTTGTTCACCAAAACGAATGGTTTTAACTTTATCTCCCTCTTTAGCCACAACAACGTGTGACTTTTTAGGATGGTTAGGAGTACGCTTTGGTTTGTTAAATCCAGACACTCCTGCGCGTTTCAATCGTGGGTCGCGTTCGCTCATATCATGCCTCCTTTTGCTGGAACACAGGCAGCGTTAAAAGGGACATTACCATCAGTGTTAATTTTATATGCCTCTTCTACACATTCCTGCATAGTTTCTACTGTCTTTTCTCCTTGTACTTGCAAAACACCCGGAGAAAGGAACGTGAATAAAATAATAATAAATTTCATATTTCAAAGTGTGGCGCATCAATAAATGGCCTCCGTCCTTCCTTACGGCGTGTGTCAATGTAATGGTTCATGGCTTCTTCCATTGTGCCTTCCCATTTGGTAATGTCATCAATATTCCATGCAGCACCCCAACGTACAGGCACTTGTAGCTCACGAGCTGCTTCTCGCATAGCTTCTGCTACATCATCGTACACATTAAGTTCCCAACAAACTTTAGGGCCAATGTAGACTACTAAATCAACAGCCCTACCAGTAATGTGCATGCTTTTCATTGTCTGACTTGCACCTTGCTCTACAAGTTCTTTTTGTCTTTCTACAGAACGTAAACCTTCTGATACACCAAAGTCAACTTTAGATTTACCAATTGCAAGGTTAACAACTTGTACTAATTCTTTATTAACGCCAATAAGTCTTTCGTGTGACCGTTTAGAAAGTCGAAAGGTCATAGTTTTTTCCTTAAGTCAATAATCTTTTCTAGTGTACGACCCCCGAAATAGAAGCTCATAATAAGCATGCCCCACTGGCCCAATAACTCTACGTATGCAGCGTTTGTATCAAGGTCAAAGGCTGACATAAGGGCAAACACAAAATAACCCGTTAGAATGGCTATAAGCGTTAATGGGCGTATGTTTTTAGAAAGCCAACTATCGCTTCCCATGTCTGCCGTGTGACGCTGCGATAAGTTGTCTTGTTCCGACTTGTACAATTCTGTTTCATTAGCCATTTTAGCTAGCTCACCCTTTTGAGCCATAGTAGTAAGTTCTAGTTGTGCTTTAGCCTTAGCTTCTGGGTCAGGAATAAGTTTGTCTACTAGCTTACCACCTAGCTCTAACAATGCTGGTAAAGCTATCATGCCATTCTCCCAGACTTAGTACGCTTAAAACTACGGTTGTTAGACCGACTAGTAACACGAAGATTTTTTCGTTCATTACCGCCCCCTTTGCTGAGTGCGCGTTTGTGGTCTACGTCTTTACCATCGCCTTTAGCTACAGCACCTTCACGCATAAGTTTACGCCGTGCTGCATTACGCTTGGCACGGTTTTTCATATTTTTATCATCGTTAAGTTTTTGTTTATTGTAGTCACGTTTACCATTAGTCATGTAAGGCATTATACTTTACCTCCTACAACAATGCCCAGACGAGCCATGTCGCCTGCAATGCGTTTTGTATGTGGTGCTTCAGGTTCGATTTCTTTTCTAGGTCTTCCCACTGCTTTTTTATCTTGCTCATATCCTTTTTCGGCTAGCCATTTAGCTGCAGCCGTACCTCCTTGTTGTTTAGCATGTGACCGCATTTGGGCAATAGCTTCGGAGCGTAGTTTAATTTCAAGTTCTTTATGCCATTTATCTACATGTTGTTTAATCATAGGGTGGTTACGCACCTCAAGCCAGTGCTCCCAATCACCAAGTAACATCATAGCAGCAGAATATTCGGATGGGTCACGACAATCCATAAATACATCGTGCCACTCTTGTATAGTGTATACAGGTTTAAATTTTACGTCAGGACGAGCAAATTCTTTAAACAGCCCAAGAATTACTCGTTTACCTTTAGCGTCCAAATATTTACTTTTATCCGTCATAAGTATCCAAATATGTTGTGTTACGAATCATTCCTCGCGGGATTTGGTTACGCCTAGCAAGCTGCCCACTACCATATGCCGATGTAAGTATAATTCCTTCCGGCCCGTCATAACAGACATAACCGACCTGCGTAACAATATACGGAGTATACGTATGCTCCTCTGGCTCAAATTCCCAAGGCGTGCTATCAATCTCACAAGCATCTTCCCATTCAACTACGGCGAGTCGCATTTTTCTTTTGCGTCATTTTTTTCATTTGTTCTTTTTTCTTATCTTCTTCGTACTTTTTTTTGCCTTTGGCAGTGTACGGATATTTTTTACCTTTTAGTTCTGGCATTTTATGCTCCTTTGTAATTAATGAGGAAAACTAGCAACCACCATAGACAACCAAGAAGAATTGATATTAACCCAATGTAAATAGTATTCCATAAAAAATTTTTCCTTCTTGCTGCTTGTCTATAAATAGTTCGTTCACGTTGTTCGCGTATTTGCCTACGCATCTGCATCATTTCTTTATACGCTTCAACACCATATCGCAGAGTAATCATCTCTCTGATTTGGCGTTCCATTTCTTCTATTTTCTTTTTGTGGATAAGAGCGTTCATTGCTTCTTCTTCCACAGAGCCAGACGCAAACACTTTTTTAAATAGCGGAGGATTAGCAGCTTCTTCGACTGCTTTGTTTACGTCACTTACTCCTTGAAAATATTTCCCAAAAAATCCCGCTATATCTTCTAGTTCACGACCCACCTCCACTGCTTTTTTTATGCCTTTAAACGCCATAGACGCCATAGCAAAGGCACTTACTGGGTCAATCATTTTTTATCCTTTCGGCAAACTGCCATTACCTCCTAGCCAAATAAATAGGCCAATTACAGCCGCGCCAGTAAGCCATGCCAACTTAGTAAGAACAGATTTACCTACTTCAGCATATATTTTGTTGAATGCTTTCTCTGCTGCTTTTTCAGCAATTGCATCAATCTGCGCGTCAGAAAGTTGTACTTCTCCCGGCATGATTATTCAGGAATATCTTCAGATAACTCAGACATTTGCGCTAAAAACGCAAGTTCTTTTTCTTCAGCAGTAGGAACATTAGCAGCTAGTACAATGTCTTCTTTTGTGCCCGACACTGGCTCTCCTGCTGCAAGTTTACGGTCAATTTCTTGTTTAGCAATTTCTTCAATTGCAACTTTACACCGAGAATGAATAAAATTGTCCATCCATTCTTGTGGTAATTTTACAAAAGATTTTAAAGCTTTGTCTTCTGCGTCAGAAAGACTTATTGTGTATTGTATAGTCATATTTTTATCCTAATAAATAACCTTCAAATCTACAAACCAAGTAACTACCATTATCTCCATACGACCATCCGAAAGCGTTGTTAGCATACAAAGTAATGTAATCTCCAGCAACAAGTTCAAACATGCCTGTATAATGACACATAGTTTGTGCGCCGTTTGTACTACGGTTTGTAAAACCAGTAATAATTGTTCCGTTTTTGCGAATATAAAAATAAGCTTGAGCGTAGTCTATCCTACTTACTTTAAACATAATTACATATGTCCCAGCTACAGGAGCTGTAAAACGTCCATTAGTAGTGTCATAACAACTTCCAATGTTTATGTCTGCAGTATCAAAAATATAATCTGCGCTAGAAGTTGCCCAGTTAGAAGTGCGTCTTGCTGCAAAACGTGGCTGTGAGGGCAATAGAAGTTCACCGTCTGGTAAAAAATGAGCGCGTACATTACCTGCTCCGTCAGATATAATGACATTATTGTCTGTAGTGCTAATGTCATGGTTAGCATCAGATGTGCCATTATAATTACCAAGAACAGTGTTATAGTCGCCTGTTACATAATAACCTGACTTATATCCTATAAACGTATTGCTATATCCGTCTGCAACGTTCCTACCTGCTTCATATCCAACAGCCGTATTATTAGAATCAAAAACAGTGTTAAAAGGAGGATTACTAGCAGTTGTTCGGTTCTCAAGCAATAAAGCAGTATACCCAATGCCAGTGCTACCTTTACCGCTTTGTTGATAGCCTCCAGCGTAATACCCTATGTAAACATGACCAGATATATTCCCTGAAATGGAACCAGCCGCCCCTACGCTAGTTCCAGCAAACCCACCTACATAAACGTTTCGGTCAGCGTTTATATTTAAATTTGTAGCAGCGTTGACTCCAACAACAACGTTTCTATAACTACCTGTACTTAAATTAGTTGTATCGCCATTAGTACCAACAACAAAACTATTTATATTGAGGTTTCTATATCCCATAGCTACAGAACTGTAACCTTGATACAAAGTGCCATCTGTTGCTACAAGTGGTACTTTAGCTACATCAGCAATGCCTAAACTAGGGAGTGTGTTAACTTTAACAGATGCAAACTCAGGTGTGTCAGTAGTGCCTAGTCCTAAGTTGGTAGCAGCAGTGGTGGCACTATTAACGTCAGACAAATTATTACCAGACAAAAGAAAACTAGCAGTATCAACTGCACCATTCTGCCAAGCACTACCATCATAAATACGGGTAACAGCAGTGGAAGTGTTATAATACCAATCTCCTGCTGTCACTGGGTCACCGTTTAAATCAACACTTGGGTCAGATGCCTGAGCACCAAGATAAAGACCATCAATGGCTTCTTGCGCTGCTTCAGCAGCCGCTTGAGCAGTTTCAGCTGCTGTCTGTGCAGTACTCGCAGCCGTGGCTGACGTAGAAGCAGCAATAGCTGAAAGACCAGCATTAGTTTCACTTGTACTAGCAGCAAGAGCCGAGTTAGCAGCATTGGTTTCAGAAGTTGCTGCATTACTTGCAGAAGTAGCCGCTGCCGCTGCACTAGCAACCGCTGCTTGTACATCTGCTATATTAGTAGCTACGTCAATAACATCTGAGATGTTTGTTGCTACTGTTGAAACATTTGTATTATTTGCTGCAACTGTAGATACGGCACTATTAATGCCAGCAACAGTGGTGATGTTTGTGCTATTGCCAGCAGTAGTTGTGACATCTGCAGAAATACCTGCAACAGTGTTTAGGTTAGCAATGTTTCCTGCAACTGTGCCAATATTGGCGCTATCTCCTGCTACCGTTGTAACATTCCCAGAAATACCTGCCACTGTATTGACATTTGCAATGTTGGTAGCCACCGTACCAATGTCTGTACCATCAGCAGCAACCGTTGTCACATTAGCAGAGATGCCTGATACTGTAGTGACATCTCCGTTTATCAAAGCTACAGCCGTTACATCAGAGGAAATGCCACTCACAGTGTTCACACTGGCAATAGCGCCAGCCACCGTGTTAACGTTACTAATAGCACCCGCTGTGGTGTTGACACTACCTATATTTGCCGCAACTGTACTTACATCAGCTATGTTTGTATTGACATTATTTACGTTTGAAATGTTAGTAGCAACCGTATTGACACTGGTGATGTTGCTTCCTACTGCGTTTACGTTAGAAATGCCACTGGCGACCGTAGCAATGTTAGACAATCCACCGTATACACCTACAATTTCTGTAACAATGTCACCTAAAGCTTCAATTTCATCAGCCAACCCAGCTACAGTTTGAAAATCTGGGTAGTTGGCGACAGCCCATGCTAGGTTTATTGGCTCTCCCGACGTAGAAGGAGTGGGTAAATTGAGAATTCTGTTACCATTTACGTCAATGTCTGCTTCCAGCACGTTAGGAGCTGTGCCATCGCGGGATAGCGTGTTTTCTAGCGCCTCCTCAATAGCCTCAAAGTTGGCATTTAGGGCGTCTACGCTAGCATATCGACTTGTAATAGTTGTTAAAGAAAGTTTAGCCATTCCATCCCTTACTTAAAAAATAGCTTGTATGGTGGTTTAGAGACAATAAATAATAAAAGTTTACATATACCCCCCAAGCAATAATTTTTATGAGATAATTTTAAGCTGTAGTGCATAATAAAAACAACACCTTAACCCCCCTTAGTAGGGGTAGCCATATATAAATACTATAATATATATAGATATAGCTATGTAGTT